GGGGGGTTGCGGTGGACCGGGAGACGACGGCCAACGGTTGACCTTTACCCCGCACAAATGAAGATTCGATTCGAGCGGGAGGCGCAATGATGAAATATTCCGTAATCGTCACGTGGTATAGCGGGGAAACCACGGGGGCCGTCATCAATGCAGATGGGCCGAAAGCCGCGTGGGAAAAGCTGTTCGGGTTGTTCGATTTCCGACATATCAGAGGCGCACAACTCGCGGAAATTCTGACCGTAGAAAGAGGGGCGGCAAAGTGAAGAAAAAAGACTACCCCGGCGGCGTGAAGCTGACGGCCACAAAAGCCCGCGCCGTGGCAATGCAGGAATTCGGGACCGCAAAGGGCCTTGAAAAAGAAGAAGTCGCAATGCCCGGCTACTTCAAAATGAGATTGGGAAGTCTGCTTGTCCGCATTCACCCGGACACCTACGACGGGACGGGGTGCATTGTGGTTTCTGCTGAACTGGCCTGCGCCACGGGAACGAGTGTGAAATACCTGAACCCCGAAACCCTGCAAGACGATTTCGACGCGCTGGAACGGCATTGCAAGCGCGCCCAGCGGGACGATCTGAAAGATTGGGTGCTAACCAACGGGGCGGACTACTGTTGCGAGGAAGTCAAGCGGATTTGGGAAAGAGGGTGACGGCGTGAAAATCCGAATCACCCGCGATACAAAAATTCCACTTGTTGAGAAAGGCCGGGTTTTCTACGTGCAAGGAGTATCGACGACCGGGGACGGCGAAACAGTCTATTTCATCCACCACGGCGGGAACTATTTGGGAATCCGCGCCGCGGATTGTGAAGTGATCGAGAGGGAACCGAAATGAAGAACGTAGAGCAAGAGGCCACAAACGGCGTGATCTACGGAGAATCCGGCGAGATCGTGAAGAACGGGTTGCGTGTTGTCTGCCCACATTGCGGAGAAATCGGACTTTTCCACGGCCACGGCGGAAGCGTGAATATCTGGACCGTGGGGGCAATCGAGCGGCGGGAATGTACGAAATGCCGTAAGCAGTTTCACACAATCAGTTTGACCGTTCCGGCGGATATGACCCCGGAGGAATTCTATTTGAAAATCAAAGAGGGGGTGAAGCTGTGAAGCGTCAGTTCTGCTTGCCCTGCTTCCTCGAACTGAAAAAGGCCGGGAAGCACGATATAAAGCGCGTGGGCGGCGGGGTCAATATGAAAATTACCTGCTGGCGGTGCAAACGCCGCCGCTACGGGGCGGAATACGAGATTTCCCGGAAAGGCGGTGCGCGCCGTGACAGTGAATGAATTGAAGCGGGCTTTTCTGGATGAACGCCCGGTTGCGTTCGGCGGTATCACCTATCAGAAAATAACGGCGGTGATTTACCGAAAGACCACGGACGGGAAAGGACTTCACGTGCAAGGCGAACTGCTGGACCGGAACGGGCGCGCCGTTGCAATCGCGGCGGCGGACCGAATCAATTTTGTGGAGGCGACACCATGACGCAGGAAATCAGAACAATCACCATTGGAGCGGGACAAGCCCACCCGCGGCGGCGGAGCCAGAAGCACACCCGGCGGCGCGTTCGGCTGAGCGGCTGGACCGTGGCGAAATATGCGGCCCTGACCGTGGCCGGGATCCTGCTGTTTCGAGCGGGTGCGGCCTACGCCATGACAGAACGGGGATATAAGGCGATCGGCGGCGAGGTTTTCGCCCTCTTCCTCCCCGTGTTCTACTACACAATTTCCGAAACGGTGCGGGACTATATCAAGGAAATCAAATCTATTTTTCGGGAGGAAAAGGACCATGAAAAAACTTGCTGAACTGAAACCGGGCGATCGCTTTCTGTATGGCGGCATTGAGTGGGTCAAATTCGAGGACATCGGCGCGGGAACGCTTTGTCTGGCGGCGGAGCCTGTTTTTCACCGGGCGTTCGATGAAGAGAACTGCAACGACTGGCGAAAATCCTCTTTGCGCCGGGAACTGAACGGGGCGTTCCTTGACGCGCTGGTTGCGGAGGGTGCGGACCGAGCCGCGTTCCTCGATTGGGAAAGCGACTTGACCGCCGACGACGGAATGACCGATTACGGAACCGCCGTGGACAAGATCGCTTTGCGGTCCGACGTGCTTTGCCGCAAGTATCGGGAGATCACCCCGCCCGTGGACGAATGGTGCTGGAACCTGACCCCGTGGACGTGTGACCCTGAATATTCGTTCAACGTCCGCAGCGTCGATTCCTCCGGCGCGATGCACTGGTACTACGCGTACTACGGCGACTGGGGCGTTCGCCCGCTTTGCTATCTGAAATCTGAAATTTCGGTATCTATCCCCGGAGAGAACGACGAAGCGGAGCAGGCCGCACGCCGCGAAGAAATGAAGCTGGAAGCCGTGGACGCGATCATGTCCGCGCTGAACGATTATCCGCCCTATTTGTGGGGCGACGCGCTGGGCGCGGCGGTTGCCGCCCTGTTCCGGTCAAAGCAGGACGCGGAAGAGATCGCGCAGGAAGAGGCAGACAAAAAGGCGGTGGAGGGTTGACCCCCTCCCCGCCGCCGCGAAAACCGAATAAAGAAAACCGCCCCGCGCTGTTCTGCAAAGCAACGCGAAGCGGATTCCGCCGATGAAAAATCATCTATCAACCTGTTAGAAGTATAGCAAAAAACGGCGGAAAAGTCAACAAACAACGCCGTTTTTATGCGGCGTAGCGGGCTTGTAATGGGTATTATCATTCCGACGAAGCCTTGTTACGCAGACAGGAAGAAAGCACGGGTTCAGCGGTCCCGCTCCACGTCCTCTTCCCTCTTCACTTTCTCTTTTTGCGCCGCCGAGGGTAAAGGGGGATTGCAAAGGGGGAAGAGGGAGGGGGCGCAGGATAGGAACCCTCTTCCCCCTTTGCGCCCTGACAGGGAGCAGACCGGAAAGACAGGACACGCCCGCTTCATCATCCACAGAAAGAGGGTGAAGCAAAGTGCGAACATTTATCAGAGAAAAGAAAATCTATTGCGGAAAGAGTTACCGGGAAGTTGACATATTCCAGTACACAGACGCACAGTACAGAGCCACAAGGCGGACCCGCTCGAAGAAAGTGCGAGAATCGGAGCCAAAGCAAAAGAACCTGAACGACATAAACGCCCGGCGGTATTTTATCCAGCTTGGAAACCTGAATTTCGGGGACGACCCGGACGCGCTTCATGTATCGGCTACATACAGCCCGAAATATCTTCCTGCCACGGTGGAGGACGCGGAGCGGGAGGCGACAAATTACCTCCGCCGGATTTCATACCGCAGGGAGAAAGAGGGATTGCCGCCGCTGAAATACCTGCTGATCACGTCATACACCACCAAACGAAACAGCGACACCCCCGTTCGCATTCATCACCATATCGTTATGAACGGCGGGTTAGACCGCGACACGGTGGAAGAGTTGTGGAGGAAGCGGAAGCGCAAGGGCCAGAAGAAAGGTGATCGAATCGGCTTTTGCAACGCTGACCGCCTGCAAGCCGATGAAAACGGCATAGCGGCCCTTTGTGTCTACCTTGTGAAGCAGAGCGGCGGGAAGAAGCGGTGGACTTCCTCGCAGAACCTTGAACGCCCCACCAGTCGGACGAATGACGGGAAGTACAATCGGCGGCAGATCGAGAAGTGGGCGCGGGAGCGTCCGGGGCGGGAGTTTTGGGAAAAGAAATATCCCGGCTGGACCCTGACGGACGAAGATTACGGGATTGAGTACAAATACAACGACTTCACGGGTTGGTCAATATACCTGAAATTGAGGAAGAAAGAATAGGGGCAGGACGATGAAAAGCGAATATTTCGTGTCCTGTTCATTCGGGGCAGACAGCACGGCGACGGCGATTCTTGCAATCGAAAAGGGAGAACCGCTTTCGGCACTTGTTTATTGCGAAATCATGTTTGACAAAGGGAGATCGGCGGAAGTTCCAGAACATCGGGATTTCATATACAACACCGCAATTCCTTATTTTGAGCAACACGGAGTAAAAACAATCGTGTTGCGATCGGAAAAGACGGCGCGCGAGTGGATGGAATCGCGGGTAATAAAAGGGCCACGAACCGGGAAGAAACACGGTTTCCCGCTTTCGGGCCGTCAAGGTTGGTGCAGTATAAAGCGGGACTGTAAATTGCCGCCGCTGAACAAATTCCAGAAAGAACACCCCGGAGCCATTTACTACGAGGGAATTTGCGTTGACGAACAGAACAGAATCAAAGAAGAAAAATTGGCGCAAGGCCGCTATCTGCTTGTCAAATACGGTTATACGCAGGAAATGGCGCGGAACCTATGCAAAGAACGGGGTTTGCTGTCC